TTCTGTACAAGTGGCGGAAGGTGTTTACGATACACAAACAATGAAGCTTGATACAGTGACAATATCTGTGGGAGGAAAACAATACATACTAAATGCAAAAGACTATTTTGCAAATAGAGACAAGATATACAATGTTGTAGAAGCTAAATATGTACAAACAGTTACAGGAAATGAGAAATCCCTATCGCTACCTCTTACACAAAATGAATTGACATATAACAATCTTATTGATTTTGTTCCTGTTGAATATTTAAAAGCACCTGAAAATAGTTTGGATATTGTTTTACAAGAAGGAGATGTTAGAACTAACATTTTTACTTACAAAGGAAAAACAATTGAAACAGAGTTTGTGTTAGGAAAAGAGCAAGAACAAGTGTTAAAAGATTTAATAGATTTTGTACAACAAGGAAATACAAATCAAACAGATAGAGATGTAATTACATTACAGGGACAAGCAGGTTGTTTAGGGATAGGTACTAAAGTACTTATGTATAATGGTAGCTTTAAACAAGTTGAAGATGTTGTAGTTGGGGATCAATTGATGGGTATTGATTCTACTCCAAGAACAGTTTTGGAGTTGAAAAGAGGGGTAGAGCAGGTGTACAAAATCCATCAAACTAAAGGTATAAGTTATAGAGTAAACGAAAGTCATATTCTTTCACTGAAAGAGATTAAACCTCAAAAGTATAGTCGTTTAACACTTACTGATGGAAGCAGAATCAGCAATACAAATAAACCCCTTACTCATAATACACAAACAATAACTCGTAATATTTCTGTTCGAGATTATCTTGAATTAATTGAAAAAAGAAAATCTTACAAAAAAGAATGGAAAGGTTATTCTGTAGGGGTTGAGTTTGAATCTAAAACAGTTTCTATTGACCCGTATTACTACGGGCTATGGGTAGGAGATGGTCACACAAACAGTATCAAAACCATTACTAATACAGATGTAGAAGTAATAAACTACTTGAGTACTAATTTTGGTATAAGAAGAATAAATGGAGGTATTACTTATACTATTGAAGAACCTAATTATAGCAAGTATTTTAAAGATCTTTATGGTTTAAGTAACGCTGATAAATTAGAAAGCAAGTATATTCACTCAAATTACTTATATAACTCTAAAGAAATCAGATTACAGGTACTTGCAGGTATTATAGATTCTGATGGGTCTTGGAGTGAAAGTGGTAAAGCGTATGAAGTTACATTTAAATCAAAGCAGTTAGCTGAAGATTTAACTTTTTTAACCAGAAGTTTAGGATTTAAAACAAAATTAACCCCTAAAATAGCTACATGTAAAGCTTGTAAAGAAGATGGATACCCTGTTTATCGAGTTACGTTTTCACCAGAATGTATTATACCAACTAAAATAAGTTACAAAACTTATCAAGGTGATAAATCTAACTTTAAAAATAGATTACATACAGGTATTTCGGTAGAAAGAGATGTGATAGATAACTACTATGGTTTTGTTTTGGATGGGGATCATTTATTCCTGTTGGAGGATTTTACAGTTACTCATAATACAGGAAAAACTTCAGTGATTGGTTATTTACAAAAGTATTTAAAAGATAGATATTCTTTTGCTTATCTTGCACCAACCCACGCTGCAACTGCTGAATTAGCTTTAGCAACTGTAAAAACAGGAAATATATATTTACCCTCCACTGTTACAAGCAGTATAACTTACAACGCTAAAAAGAAAACACATGTATTTTCTGCTAAAGTACAGAAGAAGCTTTTAAAGAGTCCTGTGATTGTTGTAGATGAATCTTCGATGTTAGATAATTCTGATATAGATAAGTTGAAGGAAGCTGCAATTGAAACAGGAGCAAGTTTAATCTTCATGGGAGATGAAAAACAAATCCCTAAAGTAACAAAAGATTCTGAAAAAACTAAACCTGTATCTAAAGCTTTTACAGATTTCAGACAGTTAAATCTTACAAAAATCTTTAGACAATCTGAAAATTCATTGTTGTTTGTATTAAACAAGATAAGACAGCAAACAGATTTCAAATTGTTCAAAACCAAAAATACAGAAGCTATTCAATTTTTGAACAAAAAACAATTTAATGAAGCACTTACAGAAGATGTATTAAATTCACCTGAAAGCACTGTAGTAGTTTCTTACACAAACAATTCTGTTAAAGCACAGAATCAATCTTTAAGAGCTTTATTAGGAAGAGAAGGAGAAACACAGGTTGGAGATATTGTGATGGGATATTTGGGATATGCTTCTAAACAGATTGAAAAAGGAGATATTGCAAACAGTATTTCTTATACAATTGATAGGATTGAAGAAGAGAGTACAGGAAGAGTGTTGTATGTAAGCAGTAAAAAACTTCAAAGTTTAGTTGAAACAGGTATTGTTGAAATATCTAAAACAGCTAATACTGTCTACTATCAACTTTCCAATTCAGATGCTTTAACCTTTAATTCATTATCATCTAATGAGTTTGAGATCAATAATGATATTGTTTCAGGATACTTCAGAACGTTGCACAATGCTAATGTAAAATTGGAAAACAATACAATGACTTATGGAGACTATTTGGAAACAATTGCAGGAATATCGGAAGCATTAAGAAAAGTTTCTGTAGGAGATAGTTATGTATTTAATCCCTCTTCAAATAGAATGGAGAAATACAATCCAACTACACATAGAGGAATTAAAACTTCAGGACAAGGTTCTTTATTGTTTGAAAAAGATATTGATTATGGACACGCTATCACTATACATAAATCACAAGGGACAACAATTGAAAATGTTTATTTTGATGCTTCTTCACTATCTTATGCTCCAAATACACAAGTGATAGATTCAAATGGAAAACAAATCACAACAGAAAAGCAAGCATTAGCTTATGTTGCAATGTCAAGAAGTAAAAATAAGCTTGTTGTATACGAAGGTGATGTTTCGTTTGAAATGATAGAAGTTCCAAAAACAGAAGAAAGTGTTTTGAACACTTACAACTCAGAAGAACTTGATGCAGTATTTGAACAAGCTTCTGAATTAAAATCTATTGGAACTAAAGAGCAATACTCCAAATATCTTAATACTATTTTTCCTAATAGTAAAGTGAAAGATATTGTTTATAGAGGTTCTGAAGTAAGTATAGAAAAAGACAGTAAGCTTTATTTGTATTTTACAAATAACAAAACTGAAGCTTATATGTATTCAAAAGCTCACATAAGTAAAGGAGGGAATATTTCTGAAAGAAATCCCATTCCAAGTATAAAAACAAACTTCAAAAAATACATTGATAACAAATACGGAACTAATGTTTATGACTCTCTTGCATTAGATGAAATTGATTATTTAGAACAAGTGGGAGAAAATGAATACAAATTTGCTCCTCCTGAATGGTATGTTAAAGATGTTAAAACTAAAATTTCTAAAAAAGATGAAGAATTATTCAGTAAACTTGAAAGATTAATTGAATTATACAATTATGTTAAAATTGAATCAGAGAATGATTTGATAAAACAATTTGATGATAATTTGTATATTGAAAATATAGATGAGTACAATAGTCTTAGAAAAGAATTTGAAGACTACTTTGAAACTAAAGATATAGGAAATATATCTGCTGTTTTATTAAACATTGAAAATCCATATATGGAGGAAATTGTTCAAGAAGATCTTGAAAATGATAGAGATGCTTATAAAAATGGACATGATGGAGCATTTCTAATGGATGGAGATCACTTTGTAGTAAAAAACAAACCTGAACAAATCCACATTCTTGGTTCCAAATCCGATATACAAAGTTTTAAAGAATTTGTTCAAAAAAGTGTTTTGAATAGTGGAGAAAATTCGTTAACTTCACAGAATCAATCACTTACGAAAATGAACGAAATCACAAACTATTCAGGAGCAGCTTTAGGTAGTGACAAATATTGGGAATCATTAGGAAAAGAATTTGGAATTCGCAAAACTGTGAATTATAAAAAAGAAACATTGTCCGTACTTACACAAGAACAATTGAAAGAAGTTGAAGACGCTTATCAAAAAGCTGTTCGAGATTTAGGAAGAGGAATACTAAGTGCAGATAGTGATGGTGGAAAATTAGTAAGAAGAGACTATCTTCAAGCAAAAGCTGCTGATGCTGTATTTGCTGTTTCTGCTATTGTAGAACCAAACCAAAAAGATAAGAAGGGATATACCAACAAAACTTCTAAACAGATTGTAGAAGGAGGAACAGGATATGCTGTACAGATGGGAATTAATTTAGGAAAGACTGTATATGTGTTTGATCAAAACAAAAATAGCTGGTATACTTGGAATGGTAATTCTTTTATACGAACTCAAACACCAATTTTAACTACTAAATTTGCAGGAATTGGAACGAGAGAATTAAAGGAAAATGGTAAACAAGCTATTAGAGATGTGTATTCAAAAACATTGAATTCAATTTTTTCAACACTTCCTCTTACAAACTTTGAACAGGAAACAGGAGAATATACTTTTATTGATTTTGCAAAAGACAATAAAGGGAAAGTCGTTTTAATTAAATATGATAAATACAAAACTCCTTTCCAAGCGGTCATTACTGGAGAAGTGGAAGAAGTGAGTTCTGGTGAGGATGAATTGGGAAAATATCAATACGTTGGAGTGCAAGTGAAAAGTTCAACAGGAAAGTTACTCACTGCAAATCCTTTCTTTGAAATTAAAGGAGATATTGTTGGTAAAGAAAAATTAACAAACAATAGTAATTTAATCAGGAAATCAAAAAATGATTTTCCGAGAGAAACAGGAGAAGACAACATTCAATGCTTTATTTAAAAAACAAACATGAACTGTAAACCAAGTATAGATTACATTAATAATAATTGTGGGATATATAAAATATATTCTAAAGAAGAGCCTGAAAAATTTTATATAGGGAGCAGTATAGGATTTGCAAAAAGAAGGGTGGGTCATTTTTCAGCATTAAAAAAAGGAAACCACCATTCAAAATATTTGCAAAATTACTACAATAAGTATGGGGAAAATAGTCTATATTTTGAAGTAATTGAAAAATACAATTTCCCTTTAGATTATGAAGTATCTTTAAAAAAAGATTACTTAGAATCTGCTGAACAACACTATATAGACACCTTGAATCCTGTATTTAATATGCAAAAAGTAGTAGGACATTCAAATCGAAGAGTTGTTCCTGAAGAAGAGAAACTAAGGACAAGTGCAAGACATAAAAACAATAGTTATGCTAAAGGTTTTAAATTTACAGGACAAAAATTAGAAAATGTTACAAAACATAATAGAGAAAAATGGAATAATCAAGAATTAAGAGATAGGGTTAGGAAATTATCAAGAGCAGAAATTCTTGAAATGTTTAAAATTAAAATTGAAACAAAGTGTCAAAATAAAGATTTAGCAAAACTATTTAATATACATGATGGTCAAGTTAGTAGAATTTTACGAGGACATTATAGATATTCTGAATTTAGTGAACAAGTTCAACAGGTAGAAGAGTTAGGATTAAATAGATTTTCTAAAAATAAATTAACTAAATAATGTGTCATATTAATTACATTCATCAAAACATCAATGCTGCTCCACTTTCAGCAGAACAGAAAGAAGAAGCTATTGCTAAAGCTACAAATGCTCACAGAGATGTTGTAAGAGAATTAGCAAAGGATTCTCAATTCTTATATGTTGATAAGAAGAAACAAAGAATGTATGTTCAAACAAGATGGGAAAAGAATGTTGATGCTTACAAATCTCTTACAGAAGCAAGGGGATGGAACAACATTGTTTTTTTCAACACAGAACCGGACACAGAGAAAGTTTATCTATCAGTAAATGTTCTTGCTGATGAAGCGTTCATGAGAGAATACAACATCAATGGAATTGCTCCTGTTGCAAATGATGCTACAGATGTTTCAACAGCAGAAGTGATTCAGGATTTTTTCTTTCTTCCTTCTTTAGTGAAAATGAAAACGTATTTAGAATCTGTAATGGATGAAGAAGAACATGCTAAAACATTCAAAGAGTTTCTAAATTCTGTACGTACTAAGCTACAGTTGTATTCAAATTCAATTGAAGATATTAGTGACAACTATCAGGTAGGACTTTCTAAGAAGGAAGCTAACAATCTCATCTATTTGTTTGGAAGAGAAGATGTAGAATCAACTGCTTTAGGTGTGAGTAAATATACAAGTGAAGCTGTGAAAAAGCTTTCCTATCTTTCTGAATTGTTCTTTGGAACTACAACAGATCAGAAAGTAAAGAATGAAAGATGGAAAGCACAATTGCTTAGACAAATTGCAGCTACAACTGATGAAGTGAAGCTTGATGAATTGCAAAGAAAACTCAACAACGTTGAAGCTAAACTTGCTTCTCCTGCAATAGGAATCAAGCAGAGATTGAAAAACATTGAAGCAAAAAGAGAACAAATCAAAACTCTTAGAGGAGAAGAAGCTAAACAATTACAGGAAGATGTAGATATTGAGGTGAAGGATGTAAATGATTTGATTCATCAGGGACGCTACTATTATCACTTGTTTGACAGCTTACAGGATTTACATTCAGAAGCTTCTTTAATTGATGGGAATGAAAAAGAAATTGATAAATACAAAAAAGAAGCTTTAAGTGAAGAAGCAGAGAAATTTGTCTCCGATTACAACACAACAAATGGAACAAGTTTAGATGTAAATGAATTATTGGAAGAATTGTTTCAGGATGGAACAAGTATTAATCAAGCAAACTTTCTTCAATATTTGAGTGAGCAGAATGTAACCAATCCAACATTGTTTCTTTCTAATTTCTTAGAAGCAATCAAAGATGCTAAAAGATATGATACGTTTCTGTATTCATTGAAAGAAGCAATGCGATTAGGAAGTGTATTTAAAAGTAAAATGAATGATTTGTATTTAGATGTTTTCACCACTTCCTTCTATCCTGAATATGAAAAGCATTTTGAAGAATTCAGAAAGAATGCAAAGCTCAATAATGAATCAGCTTTATTGGAAGATAAATATTTTTTGGAAGCTACAAGATTTAAAGAGCTTGCAAGAACAGCTTTAAAAGATGCAGATACAATTTCTCACATGATGAGAGAAACTGTTGGGTTGAATGATCAAATGACGCAACTCATGAGTGTGTATATTAAAGATATGTTTACAGATGTTCGTTTACAGGATGCTAAAGATGTTGAACAGGTAGAACAACTTCAAAAAAAATTGAATTGGGATAAAAAATCCAATGATGAGAAAGCTCAATATTCAAATCAAATTCTGTACAACACTAAAACATTGAAACTTGATAATTATGGAAGAATAGAGCACATCATGCAACTCACTGTTGATGAAGCTGATGGACTTACTAAAGATGAAGTGTATCAAGCTTTGAGAAACAAAGCAGAAGCATACAACAAAGCAACTCCTTCAAAAGAGAATAAGAAGAAAGAAGGAGAAAGCTACATTGAGATACAGATGTTCAACCGTCCTTATTTTGTAAAAGCTTTAGATGAACAGGATGTTGTAAAAGAATATGATGATTTTAAATTCAGAAATGAAAAGCTGTTGTTTAATCATTTATTGGAAGTGGAACAATCAGCTATATTCAAAGAGTTTCCCATTGCTTTAGCTTTGGATAGTGAAAAGGAATTGTCTAATGAAGAGCAAATTACAGCAAATTTTCAATTGAGAACAGCTTTGGAACAGCTTGATGCAAAATTTGGAATTGATATTGCTAATAGATTTGTGAGGAAAAATGTATTTAAAGGAATCACGTATTACAACAAATCAAAAGCTTTCAAATCTATCTTCTATGAAAGAAACGGAAAGCAAGCAATAAGTTTCAATGATTTGAATGACATCATCAGACAGGGATTGTACGCAACATTTTATTCTCCACGTATCACAACAAAAACTTGGAATGACACAGGAAAAGAAAATGGTGTAAAGACAATTCTTTCTAACAACAGAATTATTAAAAGAAACGCTGATGGATATTGGGAATTCAATTACAGAGAATTGGAAGATGGAAATGCTGTTAAAAAGAACTTAGCCTCTCTTACAACGAAGAAAGATAATACACGTTCCTACACTTCTTCTTATTCGAAACTCACTTCTGCTACAGGATTCCAAATGGAGAAGTTGTTAGGAATTCCTTTCTATCAGGGAAGTGTTGTAATGGGAAAAAGAATTCTTGTTCAAGCTTATGATTCAGATAGCAAATCATTCTATTACAAAGAATTGGAGTATCTTGTAAATGATCGGGGAGAATTTGTATTGAATGGAGATGGAGAGCAACTTTCCAATGTTGTTTCTTTCTATTTGATGAAAGGAGAACTTTCAGATTTTACATCTCTTTTGAAAATAGGAAGTAATGAAGCTTTTCAATATGACAATGAAGCACTTTCTAAATACAACAATTTACAAAATACAAATGACACATTGTTGAAGGAATTCTATTCTACCATTTCTTCAATGAAGAAAGAAGCAAACAATGAAGCTGCTAACAAAAGAATATACGGAACTCCAAGAGTATTAGCAGGAGATGAAAGTACAGTGTATGATAAAATGAAACAGCTTGCTTCATGGAAAGGAATTGGAGAATTTGCTAAAAAGAATCTATCAATTGGTTATAAGGAAGATAGTGTTGCTAAACAGAGATATAACAAGGATGAAGGGAAGTATGAATTTTTAGATGAGAATGATAATGTTGTAGAAGAAGCACAAGCTGCAAGAATTTCCAAAACTAAATATGGTGTAGATAGAAATCCTATTGATGAAGTGGGATTACAGTATACAGAATACATTCCTCCTCAATACAGAGAACAGGATATTATTCATAGCTTCAAAAGCTTTAGACAAGCAGCTCATCACTATTCTGCTAAAGCTGAGAATTTGAGTAAAATCAATACATTCAGAGTATTAGCTAAAGGTGATGTTGCAGC